TGTGGAGCCAGTCTTAGACTTGGACCTGGGGATGTTGGAACAGCATCTCACAGAAACACGTGACAGTAAAGACGAACTGCTTACAGCATCAGGTGTGAGTAAAGAAGATTTAATGAGTAACCCCAAATTTGCAGAGGTTCTTAAATCTATTGGTGTTGAACCACCCATGAAGATAAGTCCTACAACTGGCAAAGAGACATTTGCATTTGCCAAATCTGATGAAGAATTTAAAGCGTTGCAGACGCACCCCGACGAAAGAGTCCAAGCGTTGGTTAATGCAAGACTAGGAACTAAGTCTACGTTAGAAGAAACACGAACCCAAAGGTTTATAGACATAGCCAAACGTGGTCTCCTGCCTGTCCCAGTCAAATATTACGCAGCCCACACTGGCAGATGGGGTGGTGATGATAAGATTAATTTACAGAACCTGCCAAGCAGAGGTGTCAATGGTAAGAAACTTAAGCGAAGTATTATTGCACCCGAGGGTTATACAATAATAGATGCTGATTCATCACAGATCGAGGCTAGAGTATTAGCTTGGCTCGCAGAACAAGATGATTTAACTGAGGCATTTGCAAACGGTGAAGATGTGTATGTTAAGATGGCATCACGTATTTATGATAAGGCAGAAGAAGATATAACAAAAGATGAGAGGTTTGTCGGTAAGACAACCATCTTAGGTGCAGGTTATGGCATGGGTGCTCTGAAGTTTCAATCACAGCTAAAGACGTTTGGATTTGATATGGCAATCGAGGAAGCACGGAGGGTTATAAAAATTTACCGTGAAACTAATTGGAAAATAAACAAGTTGTGGCGTGATGCACAACAGATTCTCGTTTCGCTACATCGTAATGATATGCCATTTAGTCTTGGTAGAGATAGAGTTTTAGTGACTGTACCCGAAGAAAATGCTATAAAATTACCATCGGGTTTACTCATGAGATACGGAGATTTAGACTACGATCAAGGTGAACAAGGTATAGAGTTTCACTATCAAACTAGACGAGGTCGCACTAGAATATATGGTGGGAAAGTAGTAGAGAATGTTTGTCAAGCCATAGCTAGATGTATTATTGGAGAACAGATGTTATTAATAAATAAAAAGCACCGTGTCGTGTTAACAGTACATGACTCAATAGCTGCATGCGTAAAAGATGAAGAAGTAGAAGACGCACAAACGTATATAGAGGAGTGTATGAGATGGACACCCGACTGGGCAAAAGGTCTACCCATAGATTGCGAATCGGGCAGTGGCAAAACTTACGGAGATTGTGAGTGAGTATATCACCTTGGTCATACAGCAGAATTAAATCTTTTGAGCAGTGCCCGAAACAATTTTATCATCTTAAAATAGCAAGAGATTATAAAGAGCCATACACTGATGCCATGCGTTATGGCACAGAAGCTCATGCCGTTGCCGAAGATTTTATTAATGATGCCAAGCCGATACCCAAGAAATTTAATTTTATGAAACCAGTGCTTGAGGCTTTGAAAGCAAGAGATGGAGAGAAACACTGTGAGATGAAGATGGGACTCACTAGGGGCCTTGAGCCTTGTAGCTTTTCGTCTAAACAAGTTTGGTGGCGTGGTATAGTTGATCTGGTAATTATCAACGGTGAGAAAGCATGGATCGTAGATTACAAAACAAGTAGATCAGCGAAGTATGCAGACAAAGGTCAATTAGAACTAATGGCACTTGCTACTTTTAAATATTTCCCTAAAATAAAAACTATTAATGCAGGACTGTTATTTGTAATATCGAATAACTTTATAAAAGAAACTTACACAGACGATATGATTCCTGCGTTATGGAAAAAATGGTTAGATAGCTATGAACGCATGGAGGTAGCACATAGCAATAATGTTTGGAACGCACACCCAAGTGGACTATGTAAACGACACTGTGTTGTACTTGAGTGCATACATAACGGGAGTAACTAATGGCTTACACTAAATCACCAAGACCTTATAAAAAAGAGTATAAGAAACAGAAAGAAAGAGGTGAGCACCCTAATCGCATGGAAAGACAGAGAGCTAGACGTGCTTTGGATAAGAAAGGTGTTAACAGAAAGGGTAAAGACGTTAGTCACAAGAAGATGTTAAGCAAGGGTGGCAAAAACAAAGACGGCTATTTTTTAGAGAGTCCATCTAAAAATAGGAGCAGAAACGGCAAGAAGAAGAAAAAATAAGGCTCTAGGAAGCTCGTACAGCCACGAAACGGAAGTCCCGTGTGTGATTGTACCCTAGAAAAACGACTAAAAACGCAGATTTTATCTGTTGCAACAAGGAGAAAACATTGCAAGTAACACAGCAAAAGTATATCTTTTCGGGTAAATACAAACCATTTAAACATCAACGCAAGACAGCATTATTCTTTACACAACATAAAAAGTCCTTTTGTTTTAACGAACAGGGCACGGGCAAGACGGCTAGTGCAATATGGGCATCAGACTTTCTGATACAACAAGGCAAAGTAAATCGTGTGTTAGTCATATGCCCTCTATCTATTATGGATAGTGCATGGAGAAACGATTTGTTTAGTTTTGCTCCACACAGAACCGTTGCTGTAGCACATGGCGATGCCAAAAAAAGAAAATCCATAATAGAACAAAACACAGATTATGTAATAATAAACTATGATGGTGTAGAGATAGTATCTGAATCTATAAAAAATGGTGGCTTTGATTTAATAATTGTAGACGAGGCTACACATTATAAAAATGCACAGACACGACGCTGGAAGGTCCTCAACAAACTATTATGTGATAACACGTGGCTGTGGATGATGACAGGCACACCTGCAGCTCAGAGTCCAGTAGACGCATACGGACTAGCAAAGATGGTTAACCCGACGGCAGTTCCAAGATATGGTAGTACATTCAGAGATATGGTTATGACAAAGATAACTAACTTTAAATGGATACCAAAAGCAAATGCAACAAGCACAGTGCATAGAGTTCTACAACCTGCGATAAGATTTACAAAAGACGAGTGTCTTGATTTACCAAACATGACATACGTAAAACGTGCCGTTGAACTTACCCGACAACAAAAAAAATATTACGAATTGTTAAGAAAAAGATTGGTGCTTGATATAACAGGTGAACAGGTAACGGCAGTCAATGCCGCAGTGGGTATGAACAAGTTACTACAGATATCAGCAGGTGCAGTATATACAGATGACGGTGAAACATTAGAGTTTGATATCAAACACAGATATAAAGTATTGAAAGAAGTTATTGACGAGTCCAGTCAAAAGGTTCTTATCTTTGTGCCTTTCAGACATGTAATAGATATATTGACAGATAAGTTACGTAGCGATGGTATATCTACAGAGGTAATCCAGGGCAGCGTGGGTGCAACAGCACGTACAAACATCTTTAGACAATTTCAAGAAGCATCGAATCCACGAGTGTTAGTAATACAGCCAGCATCTGCAGCACACGGTGTCACGTTAACAGCAGCCAACACAGTCATATGGTGGTCCCCTGTCAGTTCGTTAGAAACATATGCACAAGCAAATGCACGTGTACACAGGTCTGGACAAAAACACAAGTGCACTGTCGTCCAGCTACAAGGTTCTGACGCAGAAAAACACGTTTACAGACTATTAGATAGTAGAATAAACATACACACAAAAATTATCGATCTTTACAAAGAAATACTTGACTAAGTAATATATAGCCACTATATATAAAGTATCAGTATCATAAGGGAGAAAAATATGACTGAAAACGACAAAGTGTCGGTAGATAAACTGACTGGAGCTTTCATAAAAATAAGAAACGCACGTGCCGTTTTATCTGCTGAGTTCAAAGAAAAGGATGCTAAACTTGTTGCACAACAAGATAAAATCCGACAAGGACTACTTAACTATTGCACAGAGCAAAATGTTGAGAGTGCTAGAACTTCTGAGGGATCGTTTTTTAGAACGACTAAGACTAAATTTTGGACAAGCGATTGGGAATCCATGTATGAATTTATCATGGAGCACAAAGTCCCCGAGTTTTTTGATAAACGTCTTAATCAGACTAACATAAAACAATTCCTCGAGGAGAACCCCGATCTGATGCCTAAAGGGTTGAATCAAGATACGGAATATTCAATAGTAGTGAGGAAGAAATAATGGTAGGAAAATACGTACCAATCGAAGATGTGGCGAAGCACTTCTCTGTCTCCATATCGACAATCCGTGCATGGGTTCGTCAACAAGATATACCACAAGATACCTACATAAAAGTGGGTAGCACTTATAGGTTTAATATTGAAGACGTTGCCAATGCACTAACAAAAGCAGAGAAGAAAAAAGAAGAACCTGTGCTCATGGAGGCAGGTGCTGTTAATTTTGATGATGACATATAAGGGAGATTTAGCATGTCAAATAATTTAACTATGAACTATAATATTAGTAATGTAGAGGCAATGTGGCCGAGGATAAACCGTACATATAAGTACGATACAGTTGAGCAAAGGTCAGTTCCTTGTAACCCAACTGATGAGGGATCTGCATACACGTTGCAGTTTCGTATGACAGAAGAGCAAGCAAAGGCTCTGTATAAGCAGATGAAGTTAGCTTATGACTCTAAGAAAGAAGCAAATTGGCCTCAAAAGTTTGTTATGCCATTCAAGAAAGATGAGGATGGTACATATACTCATAAGGCAAAATTAAAAGGTTCTTACGATAACGAACCTACAAGAAAACCTGCACATTATGATGCAAAAGGTGTTAAACTACCTGAAGATTTTATGTTAACAAATGGAAGTATTGTTAACGTGGCTGTAGTTTGTGTGCCATATAATGTGCGTGATAACGGTGTATCACTAAGGTTAAGAGCAGTGCAAGTTGTTGATCTTAAACCTATGAAGGAGGATAATCCGTTTGATGTTGTTGATGGGTTTCAAGCTGATGAGAAAGGTGAAGATAATCCGTTTGATGACGAACCCGTAGAAACACCGAAAAAGGTGGCGAAAAAATCTGCTCCTGCACCAAAAGAAGACGCAGAGGATTTAGCATCTATAGTTGATAACTGGGACGACTAGTCCCTAAGTAACCTGCTCTAGCAGTAGTCTCCTTTCCTACAAATTGTCAGGTTAGGGCAGTAGTCATCACTACCCCCCTTTTTTAGATTTTTCAGGGG